TGCTGGACGACGCGGCCTTCGATGTCGAGGGCTGGCTGGCGGGCCGGATCGCGGACAAGTTCGCACGATCCGAGGCCGATGCCTTCATCAACGGCGACGGGTCGGGCAAGCCGCGCGGCCTGCTGAGCGGCCTCGCCCTGCCCAATGCGGCCTGGAGCTGGGGCACGTTGGGCTATGTCGCCACCGGAACGGCGGGTGATTTCGATGCGACCAACCCCGCCGATGCGATCGTCGACCTGGTCTATGCGCTGGACGCGCGTTACCGCGCCAACGCGACCTTCGTGATGAATTCCAAGACCGCGGGCGCGGTGCGGAAGATGAAGGATGCGGACGGTCGGTTCCTGTGGTCTGACGGTCTGGCCGCCGGAGAGCCCGCGCGCCTGATGGGCTACCCGGTGCTGATCGCCGAGGACATGCCCGATATCGCATCCGATGCCACGGCCATCGCCTTCGGCGATTTCCGCGCGGGCTACACGGTTGCCGAGCGGCCCGAGCTGCGGGTGCTGCGCGATCCGTTCAGCGCCAAGCCCCATGTCCTGTTCTACGCCACCAAGCGCGTCGGCGGCGCGATCTCGGACTATGCGGCGATCAAGCTGATGAAGTTCGGCCTGTCCTGACGCCTTTCGGGCCAGTCAGGAAGAACCCCGTCCCGTGCCCTGACCGGGGTGCGGGGCGGGCGGGGCGGTGGGCCGTGCGCGATCCGGCTGCGCGTCTCTCCGCTCGAGCAGCGCGGGCGGCGCACCGTCCCACTTGGTTTGCGGCAGGATTTTCGGAGACATACCCATGATGATGGTCGAATTGACCTCGGTGCCCGGTGCGGCCTTGCCGGTGAGCGAGCTGGCCGAGCATCTGCGGCTGGCCCGCGGCTTCAGCGATGACGGCAGCCAGGATGCCTCGCTGGAAAGCTGCCTGCGGGCGGCGCTCTCGGCGATCGAGGCGCGGATCGGCAAGGCGCTGTTCGAGCGGCGCTTCGCGCTGACGCTGATGGCGTGGCATGACGCGGATGCCCATGTGCTGCCGTTGGCGCCGGTGGTGGCGGTGGACAGTGTGAAGCTGATCACGCGGGCCGGCGCCGAGACGCTGGTGGCGCCAGAGGTCTACGTGCTGCGGCCCGACCGGCATCGGCCGGTGCTGGCGGCGGCGGGGTCCAAGCTGCCCTCGCCGAGCCAGGGCGGGACGATCGAGGTGGAGTTCACGGCCGGGTTCGCGGGCGACTGGGCGGGGCTGCCGGCGGATCTGAAGCAGGCGGTGCTGATCCTGGCGGGCGAATTCTGGGGGCAGGAGATGGCCGCCGAGACGGGCATCCCGTTCTCGGTCTCGGTGCTGCTGGAGCCGCACCGGCCCTTGCGGTTGCGGGGGGCGGGCGCATGAGCGGGCCCGCGATGACGCGGCGGCTGGTGCTGGAGGCGCCCGAGCGGGTGGCCGATGGCGCGGGCGGTTTCAGCGAAACATGGGTCGCGCGGGGCCATGTCTGGGCTGCGGTAGAGGTGCGCGGTGCGGGCCGCGAGGTGGACCAGGCGGCACGGCTGCAGCTGAAGATCACGATGCGGGCAGTGCCCGTGGGGGCGGAAGCGCGGCCCACGGCGGCGATGCGGTTCCGGGAGGGGGCGCGGCTTTACCGGATCGAGGCGGTCCATGAGAGCGACGCGACGGGGCGCACGCTGACCTGTTTCGCGGTCGAGGAGGTGGGGCGATGAGCTATGGCAGTGCGGCCGCCCTGCAGGAGGCGGTTTTCGCGGCGCTGACGGGGGATACGGCGGTGGCCTACCTTTCGGGCGGCGCGATCCATGACGCGCTTCCGCCCGGTCCGGTTCCGCCGCTTTACGTGGCGCTGGGGCCCGAGCGGGTGCGCGATGTCTCGGACGGGACGGCAGGGGGTGCGGTGCACCTGTTCCCGGTCACGGTGGTGAGCGAAGGCGCGGGTTTTGGCGGGGCGAAGGCCCTGGCCGCCGCGATCTCGGACGCGTTGGACGGGGCGGCGTTGAGCCTGTCGCGGGGGCGGCTGGTGAGCCTCGCGTTCCAGCGGGCGCGCGCCCGCCGGGTCACTGGCGGGCGGGAGATCGAGCTGTGGTTTCGCGCCCGCGTGGATCAGGACGCGTGAGCGTCGTCTGGCAACTGACTGACAATATTGGAGTTTGGAAATGGCGGCGCAGAGCGGCAAGGACCTTTTGGTGAAGGTCGACATGGACGGGAATGGCGTGTTCGAGACGCTGGCGGGGCTGCGGGCCACGCGGCTGAGCTTCAACGCGGAACAGGTGGATGTGACGAGCCTTGAGTCTGCCGGGGGCTGGCGGGAGCTGCTGGCGGGCGCGGGCGTGAAATCGGCGGCGATCTCGGGCTCGGGCATCTTCCGGGATGCGGCGACGGACGAGCGTGCGCGGCAGATCTTCTTCGACGGGGCGACGCCGGGGTTCCAGGTGGTGATCCCGGATTTCGGCATCGTCGAGGGCGCGTTCCAGATCACGGGCATCGAATACGCCGGCACGCATGACGGCGAGGCGACCTACGAGATGTCGATGGCCTCGGCCGGTGCGCTGGTCTTCACGGCGATCTGAGGGATGGCTGCGGGCGCGAACCCCTGGGCGGGCGAGGTGGTGCTGGTCGTCGATGGCGAGCGGCGGCGTGCCAAGCTGACGCTGGGCGCGCTGGCCGAGCTGGAGGCGCGGCTGGAGGCCGACAGCCTGGCCGATCTCGTGGCGCGGTTCGAGGGCGACGCCCTGCGGGCGCGGGACGTCCTGATGCTGGTTTGCGCGGGGCTGAGGGGCGGCGGATGGGAGGGCGACCTGCCCGACCTTCTGTCGGCCGAGATCGAGGGCGGGCCGCTGGAGGCGGCGCGGGTGGCGGCACGGCTGCTCGCGCTGGCGTTCCGGGTGCCGGAATGAGCGCGGGCTTCGACTGGCCCGCGCTGATGCGGGCGGGGCTGCAGGGGCTGGGGCTTGCCCCCGCGGTGTTCTGGGCGCTGACGCCCGCGGAACTGCTGATGATGCTGGGCGAGGGCGATGGCGCCGCCCCGATGGGGCGCGACCGGCTGGAAGCGCTGGCGGCCCGGTTTCCCGATGTGACCACGAAGGAGAGCGGCGATGGCCGAGACGGATGAGGGCATGGCGGCGCTGGAGGCGCAGATCGCCGAGCTGGAGGTGAGCCTGTCGGGGGCGACGAGCATGGCGGCGGCCTTCCAGTCGGAGCTGCGGGGGATGCAGGAGACGATGCTGTATACCGGGCGCGAGGTTCAGGGGATGAGCCGCGCGATCGGGGGCGGCTTGCGGCGCGCGTTCGACGGGGTGGTGTTCGACGGGATGCGGCTGTCGGATGCGCTCAGGACGGTGGCGCGCAGCATGGTGGACGCGGCCTACAACACCGCGATGCGGCCCGTGCAGAACGCCTTGGGCGGCTTTGTCGCGAATGGGATCAACAGCTTGGTGAGCGGCATCCTGCCCTTTCAGAAGGGCGGCGCGATCTCGCAGGGGCGGGTGATGCCCTTTGCGCGGGGGGGCGTGGTGCAGGGGCCGACGCCCTTTCCGATGCGGGGCGGCATGGGGCTGATGGGCGAGGCGGGGCCGGAGGCGATCATGCCGCTGCGCCGCGGGCCTGACGGGCGGCTGGGTGTCGCCGCGGCGGGCGGGGGCGCGCCGGTGCAGGTGGTGATGAACATCACGACGCCCGATGTGCAGGGCTTCCAGCGCAGCCAGACGCAGATCGCGGCCCAGATGGGCCGGGTTCTGGCGCGCGGGCAGCGCAACCGCTGAGGGGGCAGGGACATGGGATTTCACGAGGTTCGCTTTCCCGCCAACCTGAGCTTCGGCTCGGTCGGGGGGCCGGAGCGACGCACCGAGGTGGTGGCGCTGACCAACGGGTTCGAGGAGCGCAACACGCCCTGGGCGCAGTCGCGCAGGCGGTATGACGCAGGGGTTTCGCTGCGCTCGCTCGACGATATCGCGGTGCTGATCGCGTTCTTCGAGGCGCGGCGCGGGCAGCTTTACGGGTTCCGCTGGAAGGACTGGTCGGATTTCAAGAGCTGCCTGCCTTCAGCCACGCCCGACTATCGGGATCAGGAGATCGCGGTGGCGGATGGGCAGCGCCGGGTGTTCGGTCTGTCCAAGACGTATCGCTCGGGGGAGCATGTTTACGAGCGGCCGGTGACCAAGCCCGTGGCGGGAACGGTTCTGGTCGGGATCTCGACCGACGAGCAGGTGCTGGGCGTGGATTTCGAGCTGGACGTGGCGACGGGCGAGGTGATCTTCGCCGAGCCGCCCGATGCGGGCGAGGTCATCACGGCGGGGTTCGAGTTCGACGTGCCGGTGCGCTTCGACACGGACGTGATCCAGACCTCGGTCGCGAGTTTCCAGGCGGGCGAGGTGCCGAACGTGCCGGTCGTGGAGATCCGGCTGTGAGCGGGGCTGCGGGGCTGGATGCCCATCTCGCGGGCGGCACGACGGGGGTGTGCCGCTGCTGGAAGCTGGTGCGCGGGGATGGGGTTGCCTTCGGGTTTACCGACCATGACCGGCCCTTGAGCTTCGAGGGGGTCGAGTTTCGCCCGGAAAGCGGTCTGTCGGCGGCGGCGCTGATGCAGACCACGGGCCTGTCGGTGGACAATACCGAGGCGGTGGGGGCCTTGAGCGACGCGGCGATCACCGAGGCGGATATCGCGGCTGGCCGCTATGACGGCGCGGCGGTCGAGGCGTGGCTGGTGCAATGGGCGGCGCCCGAGAACCGGGTGCTGCAGTTCCGCGGGTCGCTGGGCGAGCTGGAGCGGTCTGGCGGGGCCTTTACTGCCGAGCTGCGCGGGCTGGCGGAGCGGATGAACGTGCCCACGGGCCGGGTCTATCAGCGCAGCTGGTGCGGCGGTGCTGGGGGATGCTGACTGCGGGGTGGACCTGTCTGCGCCTGGCTATTCG